TTGCAAAGTTTTTTGCAGGTTTTTTGTTAAAGAAATCATAAAAGATTTTTGCGAGGTTTTTGCGTAACAGATTTTTGTAGGGTTTTTGGGGAGTTTTTGCATAGGGTTTTTGGCAGGTTTTTGTCTGCAACTGAAAAATAGTTGCATAGTCAACAATGTTGCAACATTAATGTTTAAACATGGATATTTAAGCCATGTATTGACTAATTAACTAGAATCAATTTAAACGCTATTTATACGCGTTTCTAGCCTGTTTAATATGTTAGTAAGGTACTTACATTGTTTTGTATTTTTATTGTCTTATTTTGGCTGTAATTCGTTTATAGCTTTCTCAATGGCTGCAATAATTGCGGGAAATTGTTCTTTTGTGGTAATTATCATAAATTAAAATTTAACGGGCTAAATGTTCAAACCAACTTTTTTTAGTTTGTTCATCTAGTTCTTTTTGTACTTTGTTGGCAATTTGTTGCAATTGTTCATTGTAAAGATCTTTGTAAAATTCAAGCAAATAACGATCATTTGGGTTGTTTTGTTTCTCCATTGCGTTAATTAGCTCCTTTAGTCCGTAAATGTTCATTTTCTTTTGTTTTGGTTTGCTCCTTTGTAAGTTTCGAACTTATAAACCCTCCGAATAGGGCAAAGGACAAAGGGCTAAATTAATAGCCCTTTTTATATTTATCTAACTACAAAACCCGAAACGTCCCTTTTTGCGTCACCTTTTGCCTTAAGCCCTACCACTACATTAACAGGATCGAAATACCTTAAGTCTGTATCGTCTCCATTTATAACTTTGTAACCGTTCCACTTTTTTGGTAATTGATTTTGAAATACTATAGCAACATTACCGCCCAATTTTAAGATCCTTTTAGCCTCTATTTCGTTTGTTTCAGATCTAGAAAAAGTTACTTTGTAGTTAGTATTTTTATATCTAGATATTATATTTGGGTTTTTCGTATAGTCATAAAAAAGTAAATTATTATAGAAAGGATCTAAAAAATTGATCCCGCTGTAACGTTCCAATAAATAAAGGTGATCGACATCGGACGTGCCGTTTAATCGTATTGCAATTTTATTTCCTTTCTTAATTGTCTTATCATGAATTGATAATATTTCGTTTGCTAGTTGAATATAAAAATTAGAACGATCATACGCCCAAAATTTAGTCTTGTTTATTCTAGATAGTTGGACGTTTGAAAACCTCCCACGTCCCGCACTATATAGACAGGAGGACGTGCAACCTTTAGACGCAAAAGGGCAAAGGTTAAAGCCCTCAACCGTGTTAGCGGGAGCTAGATAAAGGATAAAGGTTTCTAGATCGTTCTTAACTGTTTTGCTGTTTGTTGATCCTTTACTTAAAATGTTCTTAATAGGCTTGTAGCTGTTTTGCGGTTTGTTTTGTAGTGTAGTTTGCATAAATAGATATTTTAGTTAATTTTTAAATAAGTTAAATTGGGAGCTATAAAGTCAATTTTTTCAGTATTAAAATAGTGTTGGTTACAATATCCAAAAGACTTAATTATTGATCGATTAAACCAATTTTCTAACTTTTTATATTCTTTTGTCTTTTCAGGTATTTTGCAGTCTCTCACTTTGTATAGAAACTTATATTCGCTATTTTCTATTTTATAGAATAGATAAAAATTTTCTTTGGTTTTGTTTTTCATGTTTATTTAAGTTTATTGTTTTGTAAATAAGTTTCTAGTTGATCGTAAATAATATTAAATTCCTCTTGTATTTCGTCTGTATAGCTGAATTCCTCGAATTCGTTTGACTCATAAATATTTACATTACTGTATTCGTATTTCATCTGTATGAATTTTTCAGCTAATTCAGCCGCTAATTCTAAAAGGTAAAATGTACCTTTTGGGGTTGCGTTTAGATACTTTGCCATGTTTATTTATATTTTGTTAGTTCTTGTAATATTGTTTTGATTAAGGTATAAACTAAAATAGATCCAATAAATAAAAGGATCAATTCTAAAAGGCTAATCGTTTGCATCGTTATCTATTAATAGGTGAATTAATAACTTACCGACGTTTGCCATAAAGAAACTAAATAATACTAGTTGACCTACTAATAAAAGGTTGCTAAAGTTTTGCATGTGTTTTGTAGTTTTGTTTTGTTTGTCATTATTGACACTGTAAAGATATATAAACAATTTGAAACAATTGCAAATAAATTAAAATATTTTTATTTATTTTTTAGGTATTCGGTTTATCCTGATATATAAGTATAAGCTATTCAATTATTCAATGTTATATTAGTAATTTAATATTCAATTTAATATTGTATATTAATATAAGTAGTTAATAATAATATAAATACTTACTATTAAATTAGTGGTTTATATATTAATACAATAATGGCAGGTATTTTTACTTTTGCCGTTTCAGTCACTTATCAATCATTAAATAATTCGTACTAACTTAGCACACTAACTAACCAATAATTGACCACATGAATAGGGGATACAAACAGCATATAATATTTATTATGTTAAGTGGGAGAGTGAACCCCTCCCCTACCCTACCCCGTACCCACTTTTTTAGCGTCCCCTACCCTATCGACCCCTTGTGCCCCCCAATATTCTGATATAAAACAAAGATTTTAACATTTTTAAACATTTGACACACCAAAAGGTATAATATGAACGCACAATTCAAGGAAATAGCTAAAGAAGCTTTTATCATAGCTTACAAGGAGAACTTCGGCAATATCACCATATCGTGTGAGGCTTCTGGAGTAGGTAGGACGCAGTATAAGACTTGGTTGAAGGATGACCCTGACTTTGCTAAGAGATTGGCTGAAATAGAGCCTGAGGAGATAATGCTTGACTTTGGCGAACAAAAGCTAATGGAGAGAATTGCTAGGGGAGATACCTTAGCGACTATGTTCTTACTGAAAACTAGAGGTAAGAGAAGAGGATATATAGAGAAGACTGAGGTTGCTCATGAAGGAGATGTTGTAAAGCAGATCACAGTCAATGTCATTAAGCCAAATCAAATCGGAGATATTATGAAACAGATAGATGGAGATGAACACAAGACCATAAAAGATGGTGAGATAATTAACTTTGATACGCAAACAGAGCCAGGAATGGTAGTACCTGCTTACAAAGCTGGTGAAAGTGATGAAATACCACTTTACAACCATGATTCAGGGGAATTATTGGATATTAATGAAGATGGTAACTATGAGGAGTAGCTACAATGCCTCTATTTCGCATTTTAAAGCAATTCTACGGCTTTTAACCCTATGTGTGGTACTATGTGTCCATTTTGGAATTGAAAGGCTTAAATGGGGCTTAAAATAGCAAAGTGTATAGACCCCCCTACCTCTTTATAAAAATAAAAGTTTTCTATTAGTAAACTTCAGACCTATTTTTTAAAATTTTTCCTATGAACGTTACCACAAACGTAGTATTCGAAGTTCTACAAAATTCACAAAAAAGAATATCCATCATGCAAGGTGGAACAAGATCGGGTAAGACATACAATGTAATTACCTGGTTTATTGTAAAGTTGCTTCAAGAGAAAGGAAAGACGCTGACAATATGTCGTAGCTCACTTCCGTCCATCAAAGGTTCGGTAATGCGTGATTTTGTAGAGATATTGTCTAAATATGGGCTTTATAGCGAAGAGAAACACAATAAAACAGATAACATCTACTTTTTGGGCGGCAATGTTGTAGAGTTTGTTTCTACGGACCAACCTCAGAAGATAAGAGGGCGAAAGCGTAATTATCTGTTTATAAACGAGGCAAATGAAGTAAACTACGAATCTTGGATGCAGTTGTCCCTTCGTACAACCGAAAAGATAGTAATTGACTATAATCCTTCAGATTACTACTCTTGGATTTATGATAAGGTCGTTCCGAGAGAAGATGCTGACTTTACCATTACTACCTACAAAGACAATCCATTTTTAGAAAAAGGCATCGTAGATGAGATTGAGAGGCTTAAATCAGCCGACCATGAATATTGGAGAGTTTATGGTTTAGGAGAGAGAGCAATATCTCAAGCGACCATTTATACGCATTGGAAGCGTAGACGCAACTTCCCAGATGGCGGAGATGTGTTTTACGGACTT